TCTGAATTTCTTAAAAAGTTTTCAGTTGGCGATGTTGACAAAAAGGTTCTCCATAGTAACGCTTGCAGTGATTTTATTGCTCGCAACTTACTTTTGGGACAACGTCTGGACGATCTTGATCTTCCTGATGTTGGTTCTGGGCTTTCCGGGTGTCGATCCACTGAACACGCTTATCTTTTACGTGCTCGGTTAATCGTACACGAAATCTTACAAGATTTCACTACCGAAGAGCTGTTTGTCAATACAAAACACTCATCTGGGACGTCACTTGGCTTAAAATATTCGAATACGAATATTGAGGACAAGATGACGTTTCCATTGTCTACTACTAAAACTGCTATGCGTTACTTTCAAATATACTGTGCATGGGATCCTCAGTTCGCTCGCGCCTTGTTAGCCAATAATGGCATACGGACGTTTACTGGTGAGGATTACGGGCATCTGCTTCTGCAGAACTCGCATTCTATGTACGATATTGTGGAAGAGTCACGGCTTACAACTGTAGATAAGGATCTCAAGAAACGGCGTGTCATCGCTATTGAACCAACTGTTGGTATGTTCTTCCAACAGGGGCTTATGGCTATGATGTACCGTAGATTGAAACCTTATCTGGACCTAGAGTCCTTACAACCAAAACATGGAGAATATGCCTTTCTTGGCAGTATAATGCCGCATTCAATTGCGACCATTGATTTCTCTAACGCTTCGGATAGTTTGGGGATTGAAGTTATAAAATTCCTATTACCTCCTAAGTGGTTTGAAGCTGTGATGGCCTTTCGTACGCCAAAGACGTCTGTTCGGCTTGGAAAGTCGAAGATATCTGTGGATTTACGTATGATAGGTACTATGGGTAATGCAACAACATTTCCTTTAGAAACTCTAGTTTTCTACTCGCTGGCTAACGCAGTCTCCCAAGACACAAACTCGACAGTTTCTGAACCTCTAGAGGTTCTACCGCTGTCTAGTGTCTTTGGTGATGACTGTATTATTCGGACCGAGTATGCACGTCGCTTTATGAGCTTGTGCACGAAGCTTGGCTTTGATGTCAACGAAGAGAAATCTTTCTTTGATCCTAAGGTTAAGTTCCGCGAGTCCTGCGGCTCTGATTACTATCAGGGCCGTAACGTAAGGCCTTTTTATTTAAAGGCCCCCCACAATGATAGACTTAGCAGTCTAGCTCCTTGGCTATATATAGTGATGAATCGTCTCTTAAAGAAGTACAGATCGTACTTCGGGGGCGACTACTACTATGTCGACAAGGAAGTTTACCGCTATTGCCTATCTTTGTTTGCGGAG